TTTTTCAGATTTTATAGAGATATTAGATGGTGATGAATTTGAAGAAAAGCCAGTAGACCTACAGACTTTTGTGACTAGCCCAGATTATTTAGGATTACCACCACTTTCAGAAAATCAATATACTCTTATAGAAAGAAGCTCTCAAATATATAAAGAGTCTACTTTAATAAAACTTTATGGAGAAGAACTAGGCAAAAAACTATTTAAACAAACCTGCGTTGAAGTTATTGCACAGTTAGGAAAAGGATCTGGAAAAGACTATTCATCTACAATTGCAGTTGCATATATAGTGCATTTATTGCTATGCCTAAAAGATCCAGCAGCATATTATGGTAAGCCACCTAGAGATGCTATTGATATTTTAAATATTGCTATCAACTCTCAGCAAGCAAACAATGTTTTTTTTAAAGGATTTAAAATGAGAATTGAAGTTTCTCCGTGGTTTGCTGGCAAGTATACTGATAAGGCATCAGAAATTAAATTTGATAAATCAATTACAGTTCACTCTGGCCACTCAGAAAGAGAAGCATGGGAAGGCTATAACGTTCTAGTAGTAATACTTGACGAGATATCAGGTTTTGCAACAGAAAATACTAGCGGTCACGATCAAGCAAAAACAGCTGATGCTATATATGATATGTATAGAGCTTCAGTCGACTCTCGTTTTCCAGATGTAGGTAAAGTTATTTTATTATCTTTTCCACGCTTTAAAAATGATCCTATACAAAAATTTTATGAATCAGTAATAGCAGAAAAAGAAACAATTATTAGAACAGAAATATTAAAACTGGATCAAGATTTACCAAATGGCACAGAAGGAAATGAATTTGAGGTTGCATGGGAAGAAGACCATATAGTTTCTTATGTATACCCCAGAGTATTTGCACTTAAAAGACCAACATGGGAAGTAAATCCAACAAAAAAAATAACAGACTTTACTGTTGCTTTTCATAAAAATGCACCAGACGCACTAGGTAGATTTGCTTGTATGCCATCAGATGCAGTAGATGCATTTTTTAAATCTAGAGAAAAAATTGAGAAAGCTTTTAATCAGGCTAGTTTAGCTGTAGATAAATTTGGAAGACTTGAAGATTGGTTTAAACCAGATTTAGAAAAAGATTATTTTATACATGTGGACTTAGCTCAAAAGCACGACCATTGTGCGGTAGCTATGGGACATGTTAATAAATGGGTAGAGGTAAAGGTTACAGACACTTACTCTCAACCAGCCCCTATTGTAGAAATTGATGCAGTTAGATTTTGGACACCAACCCCAGATAAATCTGTTGATTTTACTGAAGTAAAAGACTACATACTTGCACTAAGAACCAGAGGGTTTAACATTAAAATGTGTACCTTTGACAGATGGAACTCTCATGATATGATGCAACAACTAAAACAATATGGCATTAACACAGAGATTCTGTCTGTCGCTAAAAAACATTATGACGATATGGCTATGGTAATTTTAGAAGAAAGACTATCTGGTCCACACATACCTTTACTTATAGATGAGTTGCTTCAATTAAGAATTATGAGAGACAAAGTTGATCATCCAAGAAAAGGTTCAAAGGATTTAGCAGACGCTGTATGCGGAGCAGTATATAATTCAATTAGTAGAACTAGAATGCGTAGAGATGAAGAAATAAAAATTCATGATTATGAATCTATGAGCTACGACAATGATTTTGGAGTCAGCGATGGTGAAGTAGAAAACGTATACAATATGATTAGAGCACCAAGAATGCCTGAAAGTTTAGCAAGATCAATAGAAAATATGGAGATAATATGAGCGAGTATCAAGAGAGAGCAAAGGAATGTAAGTGTTGCACAAAACACGTACCTCTTCCAACAATACTAAAAAGATATAATAATATTACTTTATGTCCAACAACATATTACAATGTTATTGAATATAAAAGAATATGGGATTCGTATGGATCAAGGCCAGCAGGCAATGTTAGAAAACATTTTTCAGAATATGTACAAGAAATAGTTGAATCATCTATTGACATCCAGGGTTAATATAGTACAATTAAACTAAGGCGCCAGTAGCTTAGTTGGTTAAAGCCCCGAACTCATAATTCGGTAATCGTAGGTTCGAGTCCTACCTGCCGCACCAAGCCTTTGTAGCTCAGAGGACAGAGCAAACGGTTTCTACCCGTAAGGTCGCAGGTTCGACTCCTGCCAATGGCACTAATAAATGCTATACTAGGATATAAAGGTATTTTAAAACGAATTAGGAGAAATAAAATGGCAAATGATATACACCCAAATGCAGCAAAAGTAATTGCAGCAGCTAAAAAGTATGCTGATGAAAAGTATACAGAAGGTACAAACAACGATACAATTTTTGGTAAGCGTTACGGAATGAATAACCAGCCATGGTGTGCAATGTTTGTTTCAGGATGTTTTGATGATGCAGGACTAGTGCACCTAGTTGCCGCTTCAACAAAAAAAGGCTTTGCATCATGCGATGCAGGTGCACAGTGGTTTGCAAAAAACAAAAGAATTGTTCCAATTGGGCAAGCTCAAGCTGGTGACGTAGTATTCTTTAATTTTGATAAAACTCCAACAGATACAGAGCATGTAGGAATTGTTATTTCAAATGATGGTAAAAACCTTATCACATATGAAGGAAATACATCTGGAGATACAAAAGGATCACAAGCAAACGGAGATGGCGTGTTTAAAAAGAAGCGTCCATATAGTCTTGTAATGTCAGTTGCTCGTCCAGATTGGGATGCAAAAGTAAAAACAACAACAGCAAAGAAGTAGTAAAATTAAAAAAAATACTTCTATTAATGGTTTGTGTTTTGATGACATTCTATTAGTTCCTAATGATTCTTCACCAATATTAAGTAGATCTAAAATAGACCTAACTACAAAAATTGGTAATCCAAATAATCCAGATGCAATAATTGAAATTCGTAGTCCAATTATTTCAGCACCAATGGAGTCTATATCTTCATATAGGATGCTATATTCAATAAATGAATCTGGATCAATTGGTATGACATGTAGGTCAGAAAGTTTAGATTTAAAGTTAAAAAAATGTCACGATATTGATTCAAATAATATTGGTATATCTATAAGTATTGCAGATATTAATGACAATGAAACAATAAATCGAATTAAATCTGAAGGAATTAAAATTATTTTATTAGATGTTGCTAATGGTCATTTAAAAATTGTAGCAGATGCTATTCGTGATTTAAGAAACATGCTTCCATCTAATAGGCATATAATGTGTGGAAATGTATCCTCATACGGTGCATACAAGATGCTTATGGATGCTGGGGCTGATTCTGTGCGTGTAGGTATTGGAGGAGGTGCAGCGTGTACTACAAGGCTTATGACAGGCTTTGGAGCTCCAACACTAGCATCAATAATGAACATTTATGAAAATGTAAAAAATGATTCCGTTAACGGCATAGTTGCAGATGGAGGAATTAAAAATTCTGGAGATATTGTAAAGGCTTTAGGAGCTGGTGCTAGTGCAGTCATGTTAGGATCAATGTTGGCTGGACACGATGAATGTGACTCTGTAGATGGTAAGTATTACCTTAGTGGGCTTGCATCAAAGGAATATATATTAAAAGAAAGAGGACTTGAGGATGTAAAAAATCCAATAATAAGTTTTGAAGGAGTGACTGGTGAAGTAAAATCTAAGGGGCCAGCATTAGAAGGAATATATAATATACTAAATAATGTAAGAAGCGCATTTACATATTCAGGAGCATCTAATATAAAAGAATTACAGGAATCTTTAGAGTATATAGAAGTATCTAGTCAATCAATTAAAGAATCGGGAAGCAGGGTATAATGTTTGAATATTATGTTAAAAAAGTAAACAAGGTAGTAGATGGAGATACTATAGATGTAGATATTGATCTTGGATTTGATATATCATTTTCATCTAGGGTTAGATTAGCTGGTATAGATACTCCAGAATCTAGAACAACAGATAAAATTGAAAAGGCATTAGGGCTTGAAGCCAAAACATTTTTAAAGAATGCAATTGACTCTGCTAAAACTTATATTATTAAAACAGAAAAAATAGATAGCTCTGAAAAGTATGGAAGAATTCTTGGATGGTTGTTTTTAGATGGATCAGAAAAATCAATCAATGAAGAAATGATTACTGCTGGTCATGCCTGGGGATACCTTGGAGAAACTAAGGTTAAAGATTTTACTGCGTTAGCAAAAGCTAGGGCATCTTATAAGGGGAAGAAATGATTATTCAAATTATTGGTCTGCCAGGATCTGGCAAGACAGAGTTGGCAAAAGCATTGAAGGAAAGAATTAATGCCATCCATCTTAACGCAGATGAGGTAAGAGCCACAGTCAACTCCGATCTAGGATTTACTCCAGAAGATAGACTAGAGCAAGCTCGTCGCATGGGAGAAATGGCTAGACTAATATCTAATCAAGGAGTTGCACCAGTAATTGTAGATTTTGTATGTCCCACAGAATTAACTCGCACAGCATTTGGAACACCAGATATTCTTGTCTTTATGGATACAATTGAAGAAGGAAGATTTGAAGATACCAATAAGATGTTTGAGAAGCCAACAAAGTTTAGCTGGATGTTTATGAACCACAGACTAGATCCAAATGAAAAGGCTTCTGTTATTATTGAAGAGTTTAAATTGCACGATTGGTCAGCACCAACCACTTTAATGCTTGGTCGCTACCAGCCATGGCACGAAGGCCACCACGCTCTATATAAAGAGGCGGGTAAAAGAACAGATCAAATCCTTCTTGGGGTACGTAATACATACAACACAAGCGAAAAAGATCCTCTTAAGTTTGATCAGGTAAAAGAATATATTGCCAAGGACGACTTTATGGATGGCGCATTAGTATTAAGACTACCCAACATTACCAACATTGTATACGGTAGAGATGTGGGATACAAGATTGAACAGGTAGATTTGGGGGCAGACATTCATGCTATTAGCGCTACGCAAAAACGTAAAGAAATGGGTATTTAATTTCTTTTTAAATAATGATTTAGCAGACAAAGAAGCAAGACTCTACTTTAAGGATAAAGATGAAAGTAACTAAGCAAAGATCTGCGTTAAAGGCAATAACTTGGCGCATAATTGGAACTGCGGATACCTTTGTACTATCATATTTTATAACACACAAAGCAATTACTGCTGCATCAATTGCAGGGTTTGAGGTACTAACAAAAACTATCCTTTATTATTTCCATGAGCGTGGGTGGAATAGGGTTAGATGGGGAAGAAAAGACTCCTAGCAGCTTCATATAGCTCTACATCCATATAGTTAGCCTCTTTGATTTTATTTATTTCTTCTGCATTTAAAGAGTCATAAAATTCTTTAACCTTATTAGACCTAAAATCGTTTGTATCCTCTAGATTATCAAAATATTGAAGATCATTAAAACCTAGATCACTAGCAATTTTTTTCTTTATTTTGTTGTATGTATTTATATTAATATCTTTTGAGTCTAT